TGCCGCTTGGCTAGCATCTTCCGCAAAGTCGGCCATATCCAGCTCGCCTAGACCAATTTGAGAGAGCCACTGGTTAATGTCAGAGACCATATCGGGAACAATAGAATGCCCAACCAAGACGTCTTTAAGCCACTCGAACGCGCCCGCAATACCGCGCGTCTGTTTTTCTGCCGCTTGCGTAACCGCCTCATCTGCCAAGGCCGCCGCCGCGTCGTCGGCTGTTGCCGCCATGGTAGACTCAACTTCGCCGCGCAAGTCGGCAATCTGCGCCGCCAAGTCCGCTAAAATACGCTTGTGGATCGCCGCCGCATCCGTCATCGACGTTTTCGTGATAGGCGCCTCGCTACGGATCTCCCGCTGCGCGCTTGATTCCAGACGCCCAATCGAATAACGCTCCGCGCTACTATAGCCTTCCATAGCCAAGCGCGCCTCATCCAGCGCCTTAACCAGTTTTGCCAAGGCTTTGCGCTGGGTATCAATTGCCGACGACGACTCATCCATGGAGCTTTCAAGCGCCCGCTCTGCGGCGATAAAGTCGACCAGCGTGCCCTTGGCGTCTTTAGGCAGCGCGATTTGGCCCCCTTGCGACAATTTACCAAACTGATCGCGCTGTTTCTTTTGGAGCCTTGATAATTCCTCTTGCGTTTTGAGCATCGCACCAATAGCATTCGCCGCTGCCGACTGCCCCCCGGCCCGCAGCGCATCCGCCGCCGCCTCTGGCGTGTCCTGCGACCACTCCTGCCAGAATTGCAAGGTTTCCGCATGCTCGCGCTCCAACGCCATGCGGCGACTTTCTAACTGATTGACCAGCTCATCCACGCCACCAGAGAAGGTAAAGGAACGCATGATGTCCATCTCGCGCGCGATCATTTTTTGATTTTCAACTAAAGCGTCAAATTCCTCCTGCCACGCCGCGCGCGCGCCCGAGAATTGATCCGGCTGCTCCGCCAGGGCCTTATCCAGCATGGCGTTCATCTGGTCATATTCGGCCCGCAGCCCCTGCGTGCCGACCGAGACCGCCACGCCTAACTTATCAAAGTGCGCTTGCAGTTGGGCCGCTTGTTTTTCCGAGATACCGCCCTCCAGCACTTGGGCCGCTAGCGCTTGATTCTCCTGCATGCGCCGGGCAATTTCTTTTTGAAGATTAACCGTCTTACCCTCAATCTCGACGGTCATCTGCGCGAGCTCCTTTTCGATAGTGTTGCGCGTGCGCGTGATCCAGCCTTTACGACTGCCCCCGAACCCCGCGAAGAGTTCTGAGACCGTCGCCGTCGTGCCCCCGCCCAATGGCTGCACCGGTGTCGCGCCCAACTCACCGAGGCGCGCGGTCAGTCCTCCGATGCGGGCATCCAGTTCTTTAATTTGCTGGATTGCGCCAATCGCCTTTTTAGAAGCGCCGTCCAGACTATCCTCAAAGCCCGCCATGCCGTCCGTAAGGCCCGACATCTGCGCCGTGGAGGAAGAGCGCACCACGCCGGAGATTTGCGACTGGATCGCGGCCAGCTTAGCCTCAACCTTGCCCCACTGATTCGCCAGCCCCTGCGCCATGGCGCGCCCCAGGCTACCCGCGTCCTTGCGCACTTGGCGCATGACCTTGGAGAGATTCGCCAACCCCTCCACGTCAATGGAGCCCTGGACACTTAAGCCCGATAATGCCTTTTCCAATTGCGCGCGGACTTTTTTCACGTCGGCGGGAATGGCCTGGCCGTCAACGCGAATTTCTAAAGTAAATTCATCTTTTGCCATTACAACCGCTCCACCCGTTGCATGATAACGCGCGCTGCTTGACTACCGACCCAGTCACGCGCCTGGTCATTAAGTCCGATCCAGGGCCGCGCCGGTATGCGCCGCGTGCCGTCGTGAAGTTGGGCGATGCGTCCCTCTAGGTCCGCCGGATCAGTCGCGCCTAAAATAATTGTAGTTTGGCCGCCCCTTGTGGTAACGTCCGTCACATTGCGAGGATGACGGGGATCAGTGAAGGAGAGTTTTAAGTCGCGCGTGCGCACAAGGATCGGATGTGCTGCCCCCACGCGGAAGGGTACACCCCGCCCGTCAATCCCCGCGCGCCGCTCCTCTTGCGTTTGGCCAGCCAGCGGTGCCCATCTTTTCCCATCTGGCCCCGCCTCGCGCTCAAAGTTTAGCGCCATGCCACGTCGCCCGGCGTCCGCAATAAGCGCCGCCTCGCGCGTGCCTAGATCGGGAAGCGCGCGTAAACCCGCCCAAAGTTGGGCGAGTTTGCCTTTTGATTCTTTATTAAATTTTAGGTGATACGTCGCTGCAATTTGCACACTCACACCCCATCAAAGCCCATGTCGCGCCTAATAATCCGATTGAGCCAATTAAGCGTCGCGATGTCCTCCATCAGCCAGAAAGGATAATTTAGCACGCCCCCCTCGAAAAGAGGAACTTGAAAATCAAACGACTTCCAGAACTTCCAGATGCGGAAGGATAGCTCTGGCCGATGCATGCGCCACGCATTGTCGTCTTCCAGACCTGCCGCGTCGCGCCCACTTTCCAAAGCCTCATTATAGTCCATCAGCGCGATGCGCATGTCGCGTCGCGCTAGGTTGCTTTTTTTTCAGCGTCCGCGCTATTATCGACTGGCGACCACGCCGGACACACCTCGATGACTGCCGCAAACCACGCATCGACAAAGTCCTCCGGCAACGCCGCGAAGTCCAGCACTGACAGATTCACAATGTCCAGCCCTTCGGCCTCGGTGACCGCCGCCACGCATGTGGGATAGGTAAAGCCCGCCAAAATGAGCATGGCCTCCGACTCCGCACTGCCCACGGGCAACTCCAGCCCGTTGACCGTTGCTCGCGCGTGCTGTGCTAGTACCACGCGCCGCATACCGCTGAGCACCGTCGCCGCTTGCAAAGTGAGCCGAACCGCCCCGTGCTGGGGCAGCTCGGCCTCTAGAGTTTTAGTCGTTAATGCTGGCATAGCTAGCAAGGCACGTCAGCGAGTTCATAAAACGCGATCACGATGTCGCCATCAGCTGGCGCCGTGACGAACGTAATGTCGGTGGTATCCAGCGTTACCGAAGAGGTCACATCCGAAGATGTTTCAGTGGAGAGTACCCAGTGCCACACAGTGCACTTCGGATCGCCCGCGCTATCGACTGCCGGCGTGTCCGTCCAAAGAAAATCCACTTCCAAACCGTCACCCAACCACGCCTCAATTTTGACGGGATTCTGGGCGATACCACGAATGTATTGCCCCTCTTCCGCGCCCTCAGTACCCGTGGCGAAGGAAATCGCCCAGGGATAGGACTCGACCACCTGTGGATACCCCATATACGTGGTTTCGGCCTGCGCGCCCTCTTCACGAGAAGGCGGCTGTTGCACTAGCTTCGCACGGGGGAACAAATACCAAATCCAATGGGTAGAGCCGCGCGTTGCGCTGCCCTTTTGTGTGTCCACCGCCTGCTGGTAAGCCAGCACGCAGACCTCCGGCTCCTGGCCGCGCTTACAGGTTTCCTGTAAGATAGCCTTCATGTCGCCGATGTCCACGACCGAGACATCCGACAATAGCGCATCGGCCTCCAGGTTGTCCTTGCCCGTGCGCAGTTCAAACGAGGCCATCTCTGTCGGCCCCAGTGCAATTTGGCCGCCCACGCGATCATCGCCCGTCATCTGCACCACATTCGCCTCGGGCGTAGTGAGCGTCAATGCCTTGGCCAAGGCCAGATGTAATCCTTCATACCCATTTGTCGCTGTACCACTTGCTAGCGGTATCCCGTTAGCGTCAATTGCTAGTAAATCCACATGGCGCAGTCCCGCGCCCGCTACTTGTTGCGTCGTCATAATAGCCCCCTAATTTTCATTATTTAATAGTAACACTCAGAGGAAGACTCAAACGTCAATTCCCCCGCAAACATAAGCATCTCAAAAAGCACGTCGTAATTCGTGGCCTGGACGTGCCCACTGCGCCCGGTGTAATTTAGGCGCCCCACGAACGCGCCGCGCTTTAGGGCCAGCGACTGACCGCGCACTGCGTCAAACTGCACAAGAGACCGTGCCGCCCTTATCACCGGTATCCACGACCTGCACCGCCAACACCTGTGACTGGCTAGGTGGGGATTCCAGGCGCACGCGCTCCGCACTGGACAGCACCGTGCCATTCAGCGCCGACGATTCGAGGATGCGTTCCACACCCCCGACCACCCGCGCCACGACACTGGCATCCGCCTTAAGCGTCGCCGTCACGAATTCCCCCAAGTCAGTATACTCCGTCACGCGCTAGGCGCCCCTTCATACTCCGCCATGGCCGCGATAATATCCGCTGCCGAGGCCGCGCCGATACCGTCAATATCGGTCAACACACCATCCCACGCCACCACGTCGCCCACGGTAACAAGACCTGCGCCATGTAATGCGCCGACGATGCGACTGGATAGGCCTGCCTTTTCCAACGGAAGGGCCTGCCAGTTATCCGCGCTTGGCGATTCATCAGACACCACCGCCGGATCAGCCTCTGCACTAGGTACGTCCGTCAAGCGCACTTGATAGCGCTCGAAATTTGTTTTTACCACCGCGCCGACCGTGCCCAGATATACACCCCGTTGGAGTAAACGCGCCCCAATGGGGATCGGCGGATAAGACGACCGCCTGGGCGTCACAATCACGTCGCGCCCTTGTGACTTAGGCACAAAGCGCCACTGTACATGGTCATCGCTGCCAACGACGATCGAAACTGTTTGATCTTGCATTATTGTATCTCCTCTAAGATTAGCTGCTGCGCGTGCCGAAAGGCGTCCACTGCCACCACGCGCAACCGCCGACTGCCCAACCACACCTCGTCGCCCTTCACGACGGCCACGGTACGGGGGGCCGCGATCACCCGCATATCCGCAGCCGAGGCCCCGAACTTGTCCTGCTGATCTCGACTCATCGCGGAATTAGACACGGCCGCATCCCGCGCCGCAAACGAAAAGAGCTCCGTCTGATTGCGGAACACGCGCGCCAGCACATAGCCATCGCGCGTCGCCGCGCGCCGATCCCCGGCGAAGAGCCGCAGACTTAGCGCGCCATTGCGATAGGCAGTCGGGAAAACGGGACTAGTCATGGGTATTGAGTAATTGAATGTATGTCGTCGGCGTAAATAGCGTCGTCGTGGCCGCGTTGGTATATTGCAAGCGCACGCACCGCCCTGGCACCGCGATAGTGGTGCCGGTGTAGTACCCTGCCGGCACGGTAAAGGCTGTGGCCGAAAACCACGCCGTCACACTCCCGCAGCCCACCGGCTCGATAGAAAACTGCGGCGTGATGGTGATATTACCTGTCGTAGTAACGCCGCCCGTCGCCGAGACCGGCGCCGTCGCTTGTACCCGCAAGTGCGCAAAGTCCTGGCACAGAACCGCGTCGCTATAGTGCGTCGTAGTATACCCCGCTGTGCCGTCTTCCAGTTGGCGCGTAGAATAGCCGATAATGGAATCGGCGTCCACCGGCTGTGGTTGCAGCAAGCCGACCACGCCAATAGTTGCCAGTAAGCCCAAGACCGTCGCCATCGCCAGTAGCACCAACTGCCCCAAATTTTCAGAATTGAATTCAAACACTAGAAACCTCCTGTAATATAGTCCTCTTCGGGAAGCTGCTCCACGAAGGGCGACATTAAAACGTCCTCTGCATACGTATCCGGCTGCGCCATCACGACCGCCGGCTGGCCCCGCGCTACCCGTTGGTAAAGTTGATCCAGCAGCTTTTCTAACGCCGCACGCGCCGCACCGCGATCCACCGTCTCCTGGCCGAGGGTGTACTTGAGAAAGCGCTCCCCATCGGCGAGTAAAGACTCGACGACCAAGAGCGCCGCCCGGTCCACACTCGCGCCCGCTTGGAGTAAGAAGTCCTCCAATTCAGCATCGGAGAAGGCCGTCCACTGGTACGCCACGCGCACCACGCTCCCCACGTCGGGAGCGTCAGACAAGCGCAGTAAGCCGGTGTCATAGTCCAGCGTCCAGCCCGACCCCTCCAAGAGCACCGTAGACAGTGATCCCGAAATGACCACCACTGCCATGCTGCCCGCCTGAATCGGTGCGAATTGCGTGCGGAACGCCAACGACAAGCCATCGCCCACACCTACATCTTCATGCAGGCTTAAGCGCGCCTTATCCGCGACCCGCAAGCGCAAGCGCTGGATGTCAGTAAGCGCCATTACACCAACACCGTCGCATAGACCGCGTAAGTCGCGGAGTCCGCATCCCCGGCTACGACCTGCACGCGCCAATTTAGCGGAATGGGGAAATTCGCGACTTGCGTAATATCCCCCGCTGCCGTGCCCGCTTGCGGATGCAGTAAGTAAATAGCCGTGCCGGCCGCCGTTACCGCCGCGCTCGCCTCCAGCAGTGTATAGTAGTCGCCACTGGGGAGCTTGCCTTGTATTTTTAGCGTTAAGGCCGGCGTATCCGTCACTGCGGAAACCACCAACGCCACCAGCACGCCGCGCGCGAAGTAAGCCTGTTGATCGTCACTGGCCACCGTTGCCGTGCGCGCCGCGCTAGAAAGTAGCGTTATGTCCGTATTGCCGGTCAGCGCGACTGGACTGCCGCCATAAAGGATCTGCGCCACTGGCATGGGCTACCTCCCCACCGAGACCACGCGCGCCGGTGTAACCTTGGCCCGCGCGCCTACAGTAGCATCCACGGGAGGTGGGCGATTTGCCGCGTCCCGTTGCCACTCCTCCGCGAAGTCGCGCCCTTGCGAGTCCGTGAAAACCTTGGACCCGTCGAAAGGCGCAACAAAGCGAAACTGTAGTAGGCGGCCGTCGTTACGCGCCCCGGCCAGGTTAAAAACTTGACCGCGCGCGACTTTGCCGACGCCGCCCGCCCCATAGGTAAAATCGCGTAAGGCTTGCACTCGTTGCCCGTTAGCCATCTTAATCCACCGCGTCCGACATGAACAGCCCCGCATTCGCAGCGGTGGCCTTCATATCCCAGTATTCTAAGCCTTCGATAAGATCGCCTTTGTCGCTCATCGGATCGCGCCGGCGCTTGATAAACATCGGCCCACCGAACGCCGTCCGCCAGACAAACGTGTAACCCGCTGCCGGCGTGAATAGCGAAGGCCGCTCAGGAACGTAGAGAAGCAACGCATCGTCATCCCAGTTGGCCGTGTAGGTTACGGAACTCTCCGCCGTGCCCTCCTCATCCGCCGTGTAGACTGACGACCCGACCAGCACCGTGTCCACGCCAATCACCTGCGCGATGAGATTCGGCGTCACGACTGCGGGCATGTCGGAACTCGCCCCGTACTGAATACGCGCCAGCAGGTTAGGATGATCCGAAAGCACATCAAAGGTCAAGTCGCCGAGTACCAACTTGTTAGGCTGCCGCCCCGTCAAGCGCCGAATCACGCGCATATACTCGCGCAAGTCCGCGATGGGCGTGCTGGATGCATACGTCGACCACTTGGTGAAGTCCGAGCCCCCCACCTTGTCCGTCGTCCATACAGACGTCTTCCAGAAGTTAGCCACGAAATTCCGCTCACGCCGCAGCATGAGCTTATCCATGACCCACTCCGCGCCGTCCCGGTCTGCGCTAAAAGGCGGGTCTTGATTGGCCCGCCGCGCATCCGGGATAAAATGGGCGATGCCATACTCGTCGCAGTAGTAGGTGTCCGATGTGTCGACATTGTACCCACTCACCGGTGGTGCCTCGCGCTCGGTCAGTTGTTGGGCTTCGTCACGAAACCACGCCGACTGATAGAAGGCCGGCACAATGTCCGACCGCTTGGTGACCAGCACCATCGGGAAAATTTCGCCCGCGATATACTGCTCATTCCTATAGCCAATTGAAATATTCGTAAGGGGGGCATCAACATGCACATCCCCCGCGCCTGGTTGTTCTGCCATAGTAATTTACCTCCGTAATCCTAAGCCGCCCGGTGGGGAGCAATGCAGTCCACCGCCGCCGCTATAATATCACCCGCCGCCCCGGACGCCTCCAGCGTGCGTCCACAGACGTATTCCGTGGTATCCGTGCCCGGGATTTTCTTATCCGCCTGGCCATCCGCCGACGTGCCAATAAGATCGCCCGCCGCTAGCGCCGCATCCGCCTGCACCTTCGTACCACCTTGCACCACGATCTCAGCGTTCTCGCCACTGGCCGGTTTATTTTGCAGCACGCCGATGGGGACGTCCGTCGCACCATCGCAGACCACCGCCGTGCCGGTGGAGAGCTTGACGAATTTAAACTGGGACGAAGAAAGATCTTCGCCTGCCAGATACGATTTTATTACTTGTCCGCCCTGGGGAATCGCCGCCATCATGCACCTCCTGCAATTTGCTCAGTATACGCCGCGTACAACTCCGGCTTAGCCATAGCCACGGCCTGCGCCGCGTCACCATACGAAACCGGCGCATGCTCGGCCATATACGCCTGCACCTGCGCGTCAAATTGGCCCGCGGGCGACTTGACCGCCTGCGGCCCGGTGCCGGTATTGAAACCCTGCGCCTTAAACGCGCGCGCAAACTCGGCGTCCGCCTTGCTTAGTACCTCGACCACTGCCGCCACATTGCCATCATTATCGGGAACGCCATGCAGCCACTCCAGCACCCCGGCGAGTTTGTCAGTTGCCATGGGCAAGTGTGAAAACTTAGCCGCCATCACCGCAAACTTCTCCGCACTACGTGCCGCTTGCAATTCGCCGACCTGCGCCTGCAGGGTTTCCGCCTTAGCCGCATACGCATCGCGCTCACTGGCTAAATTTTGTACCTGCGCACTAAACTCCGCGACTTGCGCCTCCAATGCCGCGAAACGCTCCGCTTGCGGGTCTGCCCCGCTTTCAGTAGGAGCCACGCGCTCGGCGTCACCCCCCTCAGCACCACGACCAAACACAGAAAGCGCGCCAGCGATAAACTCGCGCAGCCCGCTCACTTCCTGCCTGATCTCTGCCACTCCATCATTCTGAGACATATTGACCTCCGCTATATTTGACATTAAGGCTGTTGCCTGCCCGAAAAACGGCCGATTCGTTAACGCGCCGCCGACTACGTGATGCGGCGAAGATTCCCCGGTCACGCTGTCCAGCAAGTCCCACGCGAACTCCAAGGAGAAGTAAGCAAACTCGCCCGCTTCCAAAGCCGCTTGGCCCTTGCTATTCCAGTTAAAGCGCGCGCCTAACCCCTCTGGCAGTTCTACCACGTCCGCGAACCACCCGCGCGCGCCTAAAGAGGAATTGTGGTCAATGTTGACCGGTAAGAGCTTTTGACGCACACCCGCCGACTCGCGCCGCGCGAAGTTGCGCACCGCGTCGCCGACGACCTGGCGATCTACGACGATCTCCTGCACGTCGCCGAACAGCCCACGCCGGTAATATTTGCCATACGGGAAAACAAGGATCGGCTCACCCGCTAAGGCCCGCGCCGCTACGCTGTCGGGATCGCCGTCGCCGACCATCCCCACTTGGAAATAACTAATCTGCCGATTTTCTGATTCAGCCATACAGCCTCCAACCAACTAAAATAAAAAACGGCCGCGCACGCCAAAGCGCACGCAGCCGTGTCTCGCAGTTCCTAGCTACATACTCATAATATCACGAAAAAGAAAACGTGTCAAGCCCCGCTAATTTTCAGCAAGCACCAAGACATGCCCTTCACGTCCCCTATTTTGTAAAGTACCAATTCGGATGTTTTTTGTGTAGTTTCTATATAATATATTATATATATGGCATGTACACAAAAAACCCGCTATTTGCCTATTGACAAAATAGCACGTTAACGTTATGTTCTATAAATAGAACACCACCTTAAGGTTATGTTAACGTTTCTAAATAGTACTAAAGTACTATTGACAAATATATGATTCCATTATATAATTAGATTGTAGGATAAAGAGACACACAGAAGCACCTTAACAAGAGAATAGGGAAATTAAAGGGTAGTAGGCAAGCCCAACCCAAACCGAGACTTTAAGAGATCACTAAGCTAACATAGTTACCAGAACTTAAAGTTAGAGAGTAAAGGGAAGGGACGCACAACCTGAGAGAGTACCTAAATATTGACCGAGACAAGCAAGCCAAACCCTGACGCAAACAAGGGACTCGGCCCCAGGGTGTGCGCTTGTAAATTTATCAAACTTAAAACACTTAGGAGAAATAACGATGAAAACGACAATCAGCCGTATAGCAGTTGGGGAAATTGTAGAGATTATTGAAACCGGTACAATCGGCGAGATTATGAGCATTGAAGGCGAACGCCTGACCATCCAGCCAGCCAGTATCACCGACTAGGAGTAAACAATGGAAAACACAACTTACAGTATAGCAACCGAACAAAGAAATTACAATCATGTACACGGCCCCGAACACTTTAAGCGAGTGCGCGAGAATTGCCAAGATTACAGCAAGGTAATCATGGCTACCGTTTGGAAAAATGGCGCAGGCTGGCAACGCACAGACAAGCGCCCGTTTGAAATAGCCGAAACTGCCCTATAAAGGGCAGTCGTTGCAGGATGATAACCTGCAACCTGACGATGGCAAATCGCAGACAATAACTTATAGATAGCTTAGGAGAAAATAACATGGAAAACAAGTATTTGAATTTAACCTGCCAAACCTGCGGCGTAGAGTTTGGAGCCTTTGACCACCACGAAGAACACATCACCCATAAGATGGCTACCACCTGCCCCGACTGCCTAATCCTGGAAGTCAACCTGTCCTGGATTGAGAGGGACTGGCAGCAGGCCGACCAGGAAGCCCTAGACGCCCTGCATACCGCAGCCAATACCGTAACCAAGAATATGATCGACGCTAGCAGGTACGATGACGCCAGCGCCTTGATCGAACGCATTAAAGAAATACCTACCGTTGAATTTAACCACTAGGAGAGAAAATGATGGAAAACGCATTATTAGCCAGCTTCACTCCCGAAACCCTGGCCGCGATGATTGCGGACATTACGAATGATGAGCAAGCCACGGAAGCGCAGATTGCTCTCCGCGAGCAATGCTTAAAAGTCGGGGAAGCCATTATTGGCTTTTCCGCGATGGTGAATTTAGTTTCAGAAAGGTTATAGCCATGTGGGAAAAGAGAATCGTTAGTGGCGCAGAGTTACGCGCCCTCATCAAGAAAGTCAATAGCGTCCAGCTTTGCTGGAATATCGGCGAAGGCAAGCGCGTCTTTCATATCGACATCACCAAGAAAGAAGCGCGCCGTCTTGCGAGCAGATACGCAGAGTTTTTAGTGGGTATTTTTACCCACGACTATGGGCAAATTCTGCATATTGAGAAAGCGCGCGATGACGACGTCATCCAGCGCTGGGAAGTTTAAGCCGAAACCGCGCCAAGCGCGCGGTCCGGGACGGGATGACCACCCGCCCGCTGATGATGGCAAGTCAGTTAATTACTAGCAGCCAATCCAACAAGGAGAAAATAGCAATGAAACACTTTACAGCTTGGAGTATACACACAGAAGGACTTAACACTTTATTGAAAACCGCGCTTGAGCGCGGTGAGATTGAACCCGACGACACCGTCTGGACAGGGCCGTCCGGCGATGCCGTTGTCGCCAGTGATGCCGCAGAATTGACGCCGGTTGAGGACGATGACCCCGATTACGGGGAATACATGGACGCGGGACTGGTGAGTGACTATGGCGATTAAGGTCACCCACAGCAACTCGCCGCTCGAAGACGAACAGCGCCAAATCATTGATCTACAAGAAAGGCGCATCGCCCAACTTGAAGGGCAACTGGATGAGGCGCAAGGCTTCATCGCCGACCAAAAGCGCCTCATTGCCAGGCTTGAGGAATTGACCGAGAAGCAAGGGCAACTCCTCGCCCAGCGCCAGGCTGAGATTCAGCGCCTGGCCGCCGAACTTATGACAGTCAACGCGACGCGCCAAGCGTCGCATAGTTTGAATTAAAAGGAGAAATTGAGATGAAATACGACCAATTTGGAAATATAATTCTAAGTGAAGTGACTTTTGAGGAAGCCGTCGCAAAGACGGCCAATAGCCCAGAGGCGCGATACGTGCCCGACAAGCAGCACATTGTGGTAAATTCGCACGGGGGCCCAGAGTATATCACTGGCGCGCTGATTGCGCCGTGGTACGAGGGCGGCATTGTCCTCAAGTACCAGTACCCGGCGTACTTGCTACGCTGGTTTAATGCGCAGTAAGAGTCAAAAAGCCCCGCTCGCTAAGTGCGAGCGGGGCTTTTTTGTTGTCACTCGCCTGCCTCTTCTGCGCTTTCCAACTTGACCGACACCACTGCCCACCCGATAATCCCCCGCGCGCCGGATGCCACTTTTACCAAGGTAATCGTGTGGATACCCGCGGGCAGCCCAAGAATTCTGCGCACCAAGCCCACGACCTGCGCCGGTAGGTCCTTTAGGCCCATACCCACGCTCTCCCCGTCCAGACTAGCAGACTGCACCGACAATTCCCATCGCACTCCGTACCATAGCCGGGCAACACGCCACGCGTCACCGCCAGCAACGCATCCATGGACGGATAGTCGCCACCGAAGCGCGCGCAAGTGGGACAGTGCTCCGCCAACGGATCAAGCTGCCACCGCACCGGCCGCACCTCGTCGCGCCGCCGTTCCTTTTCCACTGCCCCGCGCCAATAGGCATGCCACACATTGCCAGAGTACAGCGCCCCGCGATTGTACCCCAACGTCGCGCCGCGCACGGTGTCCTCTAGTAAAGCCGCGATGCCTTCGGTGTCGCGTTGCTTGAGCAATAAAAGCAAGGCCGCGATCTGCCCCTCTAGTTGCCCCGCGATGTCCCCAAACAGCGTCGCGCCTCCGCTCGGATTAACGCTAGACAAGCGCCCGTCCGCATACCCCATCCACCGATCCGCGATGGCAATCTCCTGCTGCAGGTAGGGCAACACTTCCCCGCCGCCTGCTGGTTGCCCCAAGCCTAACCAGAAGGCCGCCGTGATATCCGCCACCGACCGCTCACGGAATAATAGCAACGCCGCCAGCACCGCCTCATCCAGCCACGCCCGCAAGCCCGTCTCCGTCAAGGTCTGCACGTCCAACCCCTGCGCCTCCGCGATCAAGTCGCCCGCGAAGCCTTCCAGAAAGTCGCGCCCCGCTTGACTATTGCTATCCGTCAAGCGTTCCAAGCGCCGCTGTGCCCCCGTCGCGCGCGCAAATAGCGCCACGCCGCCCGCACCACGCGCCGCCCGCAATGGCGCAGCGTCCACTTCGTCAGCCTCCTCCGCACCCCGCTGGGCGATAGCGTCCCCGTTAGCCGCGTCTTCAGCACTACCAGCCCTGCCGCCCTCGACTTCCGTGGGCATCCCCGGCACCAACCCCCGCAGGAACGCTTGCGTCTCGACATCCGACAAGTCCCCGCCCGCTTGTAGGAGTACCTGCAGGAATTGGGAGACTTGCGTTAAGTCCGCATCACGCACCGCCCCCGGCGCTAGTTTGGGCAACGCCGTCAAATTAGGGAACGAATTATACCGGAACAGATAGGGCACACAGTATTTATTTAAATTTTCGCTAATATTCGCCAGATACCCCTCCACCGCTAAGATGAAGGTATCTAACAGCGTATTAGCTAGGGACTGCGTGCCGACGCTGCGCAAGCCCAACAAGAGAAACTGCGCCAAGATTGCGCGCGCCATCTCTGCGTCCTTGCGCATGATAGTGTCCCCCATCGTAGAATCAACTTGGCCCTCCGGGCCGCCCAACTCCATCGACCAGCCTGCGGGTAAGACAATGGCCATGCTGCGGTCATTATAGATGGCTTTGCCGAGTTCTTCGGCCTTGTACTCATCAGAGTCGACCCCGGCCTCCGCAAACGTCGACGCCCCCTCTGGCAAATTGAAGATGGGCAACCCCGCCCAGCGTCGGAACAGCCCCACGCCCTCGACGCGCTCCAAGCGCCGCCGATAGTCAAACGTGCGCAAGATCGGCTGGTAAATTGATACACCTTCGGGAGCATCCCCTATTTTTTCGGTACGGAACAGGAGACTACGATCCAAGGGCACGAGCACCCCCTGCGCGCCGGTCTGCGCTTGGACCATACCCACGATGTCTCCATCATCCGCCCGCGCCCACTCCTGGATCGTCCACTGTGGCCGCAAGGCGATTTTCTTAAAGCCCACCTGCCCATCCGCGCGCCGCTTGAGCACCATCTCCAGATAAGCCCACCCGTACACGAACATGGAGCACGCATCCGCGATCACGTCCGCAAATGACCCGCTCATGCCCCGCAACAGCGCATCTTCAAGCAAAGCCGCTGCCGCCGCATCGTCCGCTGTGGGCCCGCCCGCCGTTACCTGCCACGTGACGCCGCGAATAGGCAGCGCCAAGACCTGATACATCGCCGCCCCGGTGGGGTCAGAATAGCGCAGTTTTTCATATTGCCGCTGCGCTGTCCATCCGTACAATTCCCCATGTCCGCTCAAGGGCCGTGGCACGTCGCCCCATTGCGAGACCCCGCTGACACCCAATTCCCTAAAAGCACTTTTAGCCATTATTGCCTCCGTCTGCGTCCGTTATAGTTTCACTCAAACGCGGCGTCAGCCCCAACAGCGCCGCCCGTTCCAATGTACACGCCGCGTACTCCGGCGCTAGCTCCACCAAATAAGCCTGCCGCGCCATGGCCTCCGCTGCGGGTAGTAGTGACCCACTCCCGCTGCACGGATCATACACCCGCATCCCGCGTGCCGTGCCCGTGGCTAGAATTTGCGCGAGCAACTCGACCGGCTTTTCCGTCGGATGCCACTCCGACCGCTGCGGGCAGGGTGCGAAAATACAACTGCCGTGCTTTCCGCGCCGCCCGTAGAATTTATGCCGCTTGTACCAGCCATATAAGATCATCTCGGCGTCGCCCGCTTCGATGGCCGGAAAGCCCGCCTCTTCCAGTTGCGCGAGTAAGACCGCCGCGTCTTCGGGAAAGCCATGCTCCCGCAAGTTGGCATACGCGGCGCTCACATCTGCCAGCAGCGCCACGCGCCCACCTAAGACGATGCTTTCAGTTTGGTACTGATAGTCCACGCGCCCCAAGATGCGCCGATTTTTAACCCACGTCAAATATTGCGACACATACACGCCCTGCGCCGCGCACGCCTCCCGCAGCGTGTGGAGTTCGGTACTCCCCATAAACAGGTACACCGTGTTATACTCGGCCCACGGAATCGGCGCCAGCACCGCCTCAAAAAACGCGCCCATGTCGCTTAAAACGTCGTTGGCGATATGACTGCGCCCCCGACTGCGCGGTTTAAAATTTGATAAGTGCTCATCCTTTTCTTCGTAGTCTACCCCGTAAGGAAAGTCCGACAGCAAGCAGTCCACGCGCTCCCCACCGAGTAAGCGCGCCACGCCTCCGGCGTCGCGCGCATCCCCGACCCACAGCCAGTGGCTGCGCCCCTCCAGCATTTTAGACGGGATCTCCCACACTTGCCCCTTTTCCGTCTGCCACTTTTCCGCGAAGTCGCCCGCGGGATCGCTTAAGGTCTTCCCGGCATTGACCGGGGGAATTTGATCCAGCAGCTTACCCAAGCGCTCCTGCGCGCCCGCCGCCAGCACCGCCAGCTTCTCATCGACACTGCCGACCGCTTGCACCAGCGCCGCTAGCTGCGCCTCATCTGGCGTCGCTTGCCGCGCCAGTTCGTTATCCGCCGCCAGATACGCGAGCACCTTCTCCGGTGGATAGTCGGCCGGCAACACGTCCGCGACAATCTCGCGCCACCCTAGCGCCCGCGCCGCCGCCAGGATGCCATGGCCTTTGACTACCAGATACTGCCCGTCGCCCACGCCATAATCAGCCTGTGGCCCGGCCTGTACCACCAACGCCGCCACCTGCCCAAATTGCACCAGCGAAGTCTGCAAGTCGGCCAGTTGCCCGGCGCTATGCGTGTTATAATTTTGCGGATGCGGGACTAAGTCGCCGATGGCGACCGTCACGCCCCGCTGTTGGATTGCGCTGATATTATTACTCATTGCCTTATCCCTCGACCACGCGCTGCGGAATAATACCCGCCTGCGCGCCTAATAATTCCAACATCACCGCCACGCTTTTCTCTTCCAACTCCATCCCCACGCCGACGCGCCCACATTCGCGCGCCGCCCGCAGCGTCGTGCCCGACCCCGCAAACGGATCGCAGACCACATCCCCGACGTCCGTATAAGCCC